TGGCTGATCGTCTGTATGGTTTAACTGTTGCCAACACCAATATGCCTGACCCGCAAATTACTTTAGTCGCTGTTGCCACTTCATACACTATCTCAAATGTTAAACTTTTGACATCTGTTGTTTCTCCTCCTGAACCGTATGTTAAGGCTATGCTTGAACAGGCTCAATCTGAAAAGGGTCTTGCTCTTGATATTAAGACCTGGACACTTGTTCGTTCTAACTTAAACGCCCAGAGAGGTATCACTTCTCAAATGATACCCACAACCGAAACTCGCGTTTATTCAGTTCTCAGCGTTCCTCTTGCTCAAGAATACCAAGGTCAGCTTACTCTTGATAGTCTTGGTGGTGTTGTTGATTTTGGTCAAGATTACCAGTATGTTTTTGGTGGTCAGCTTGTTCCTGATCGTAATATCTCGCTTGCCCGCTACAGCCAAACAGTTCCTCGTTCTGATGCTCTTCATTTAATGGAACTTGAAAAGGCTCTTGCCAACTGCGGTGTCCCTGTTCGTGATTTACAACGCGCTCCTCAGAAATTCTTAATTGGGCGCGCCTGGTCTCGTTATGGTCAAGTTGCCGATTTAAGCGTTCGTGATTTATCTCTTCGTGTGAATTATTCAAGCTCAGCATCCTTAACTAAACTTTTTGAACACTATATCTGCCATCTTCGTCGTGTTGTTTTTAGCACTGCTGGCGTAAGAGCGTTTTAAAAGATTATAATTAAATTTAAAAATTTAATTTATAAATAAAATGAGCGTTAGTATTACTGGCATCGAAAAAGCCGAAATCTTTCCACTCAATCCTCCGGCAAGTGGTGCTTACAGTTTCTATAATGGTTATCCGATTGTTTCTTTTCAAGTTGCTCCTCAGGATAAGTATCTCGATTGCTCTACTCTTCGCCTTAACGGAACTCTTCGTCTTAACGCTCCTGGGAGCACTGAAGCAGTTCCTATCCGTGCTGGAAACCGAAGCGGGACAGCCACTAAAGATGGCATCTGCTTGAATTCTCGAATTGGTGTTGCTTCTTGTATCCAACAGATTACTCTCGCAACCCAAACTGGCCAAACTTTAGAAGTTATTCGTGCTTACGGCCGTTATATGGCTTCGGTTATGGGAGCTACCCATTCTGCTTCTGATTTAGACGGGGCTGTTGGTTGTGTCAATCCTGGAAGCGCCAGCCGGACTATTGTTGGAGGTGTTCAGTGTAATGAAGATGTTGCTTTTTCCATTCCTCTGCGAACTGGATTATTAAACAGTGGTCAGCCTCTTCCTCTCGGCCAGATGGCTGGTTTAACTCTTAACCTTGAACTGGCACCTGATGCTCAAGCAATTAGCGGGTATTATGATTATACCGCTGGAGATGATCAACTATTTGATCCCATCTCAACTGGAGCTTTTTACCAGCTTCGTGATTTATCTCTTTCTTATGATTTACTTGTCCCTGCCGATGCTTCCAAAATTCCGGCAAGTGGTGCCATTGCTTACAACTCCATCAGCTCTCAATACGGTGTTCTGAATGCTTCTGACCAAACCGTCAACTATAATCTTGGCACAACAAATACTCTTGCCGTTTTTCATAACTTCATCTCTACAGGAAGTCTTAACACTTATAGTGCCGATAGTTATGCCACCGCCAAGCTTTATAATACTACTGGCGGTGGAGGTGAAGCTTACATCAAACGGGTCAGCTTTCTCCGTGGTGGAAGCCGTTTCCCTCTTGATTACAGTCCTGATGTTGAAGATGAAGGCATTGCTGGAGTTGTTCAATCTGATCTCGATATTAAATATCTTGATGCTATCAAGCCCCTCGCTGATTTCAATCACTGCCTGATGGCTACAAGCACTCAGGTTGGCTTCCCCACCGAAACCACATTCGAAGCTGTTCCTACTCCTCGCGCAACTTTGTGCCAGGTTGAACCTCTTCCCGTGTTTGGTGCCGGTGTGCGCCTCGATGTTCTCAGCAAGGTTGGTGTTAGTTTTAAGGATACCACCTATGGCGTTCGTGTTGAAAGTGTTCTTGATGGTGTTTCTCCCAACAGCATTTTTACGTATTGCGTTGCTAAAAACACTCTGGCATACTCTCCTCAAGGCATCACTGTGTCGAGTTAAAAAGTTAAAAAAAATTACAATCTTAACAATTAAATTATTTTATTTATAATTATAAATAAAATGAGTAAGCCAGTAATTCCTGAAGCACTGATGACTAAGCCTCTACAAACTGTTTCTACTATGAGAATTGAAACCTCTGTCCTCGAACCTCTTGTTATTAGCCAGACTTTCTGTCGCTTTGTTCTCGATAAGAAGGGTATTCTTGATATGGGAAGCGCTATCACTGTCAGTGTTCATCCAACTGATGCTGTTGGTAATAATAAATCATTTCTTCCTATTCGTGCCGGAGCTCATTGCGTTGTTAAGCGTGCTGTTCTTCGTATTGCTGACAAAGTTGTTGCCACGACTGATGATTATGCTCATTATATGGCTATTAAGCGTCAAGCTCGTTCAGTTGAAGAGAAGTCAATGAAGGATATGGTTAAAGTTGGAACTCTTGATGCCGTATGCCCTGATACTCAGGAAGCTGGTAAAATTCAACTTCGTGATTTAGCTCTCGATGGGGATGAGAAAACAGGGCATCCCATCGCCCCAATTCTTCTAACAACAAGCTTAACCGAATGCCCTATTTTCAGCATTAAGCTCAGTGAATTATTTCCGATGATGGTTGGTGTTCAGCTTCCTCTTTTCGTTATCAATGACAGCGCCGTTATTGAACTCTATTTCAATACCCAAGCAACCGGAGCCGCTCAGCTTGGAAATCTCTGTAATTTCGAACTTGGTGAAGGTGGCGATACTTCAGCCATCATCGGTTTAACGAATGTTAAGCTTCTGGCAGATTATCTATTTTATGAAGATGGCCGTATGGGGGCTATCGCTGATGCCGTTATGTCCAAAGACGGCCTCGTTATTCCTTACGATGATCTTGTTCTTACCACGACAACCTTTCCATCCCTTGCCGGAGCAGGAGAACAGAAACTTACTCGTGATATTGGTGTTAGCGGTATGCTTGTCAAGAATATTCTTGTTTCTGAAGGTTTCGTGACTGATGACCGTCTTGGTATGTTCGGACCTTACGGTTCTAAAGCTTTCTACCGTCCTGACGCTTACAATGTTCGTGTCAATGATGTTCAGAAATATCCTCGTGATATTGTCAGCGAAAGCCGTAAATATGTCGAACTAAGCCTTGCTCTTGGAGCAGAACTCACAGTTAGCGGAGCTGAATACAGTTTGGACCGTGCCACTGAAAAGGTGACCCCCTATAATATTACTAACGAAGTATGTGCTGATGATATTACCTGCCAGCTTCATCCTATGACACAACTCACAGGCGCCCAGCATTATATCGGCATCGATATGCGTTCTAACCCTTACGCTCCGGTTGGAAATGGAACACGCGTTGGCATTAAGCCCATTCAGATGCTTCACACACTATTGAGAACTGCCCAAGACTTGGAAGCTCGCACTGTTCGTTATTTTACAACTGTGGAACGTGTTCTTCAGCTTCGTGGTGGAAGTGTCGTTGTTAGTGCTTAAAATTATAAATTTATTTAAATAATTAAATAAATTACTAATGCTATTATTTCAAAAATTGTTTTAATCTTATAATAATTGGCAATTAAGAAGAATATCATTTTTAACTTAATTTAAACAAGTTTTTAAAATATTTAACATTTTCAGTATAACTTGGACTTCTCCATAAAATATACCAACTCAAAGAGCCAGGTGAAAATTTATCATTCCAGTTTTCGTTTTTTTCATGCCTTTGTTTGTATCTCTTTTGTCGTTCTGGGTCTTTGTGAATAGTATAATCTTCATAACCTTCTGATCCAAAATAAACAACTTTAATAATTTTACCATCTTCTTTAAAGATTGCCATCTTCTTCTTTCCTTTTTTATCCGATGGTTTTATAACAAGCTTCATTTTTTATAATTGAGGAAAATTTTATGCGGTTTAATTAATGGCTTCTCATTTTTTTTCATCTTCTTTATTAGCTTCTTGTCAAATTTTTGAAACTGTTCATTTAGCTTCTCGTTATCCACTAGATCATAATCTTTTAATTCATTCATTTTATTTTGATTAAAATTTATTAATCTTAATAAAAATGAGCCTGATAACATTTCGTTCAACTCAATTACAAGATTTTGGCGCAAATGTAAATGCTTCAAATATCAGAAATAACTTCCGTGAAGGAATTAAATTAGTTCCTGGAAATACGATGGAACTTGTCAGTATGTCAATCACTCGTGAAGTTAATATCACGATCGAAACAAACTATAACGATACTTTAATTTGGCGCCTTGGTGATGAAGAATGTTATTCTCAGCACGTCGTTAGAATACCTTCAGGGTATTACACTCCTACAGCTCTTGCCACAGCCATTGAACTTGCGATGAATGCTTCTGTTTTAATTGGTGTTTATGCTGGGCAATGGACCTGTGTTTATACTCCTCCGGCAACTCCTGCCGATAAAGGTGTTTTTGCTTTAGATTATGGAGAATTAACAGCTCCAACTATCAACTTTAACGGTTCGACTTTAACTTCTCGTCTTCCTGCTATTGCTGGAACTCCAGCATCTCTTTTAACTCCACGCTTAACTCCAAATTTCGATTATAGTATTACTATCGACCCATATGCCACAGATTTAGATAGCGTTGCTCGCGGATATGAATATACCTGGAATGGTGATAAGAGTGTTTTTTCTGATGGCGGTGAGGTTAGTGTTATTGTCAATCCAGTTCAAAATTTAGATACTATTGGATTTGTTGCTGAAGGTGCCGATGGTGTTCAACTGACAAATTATGCCGGTGGGGGTATCGATGTTAATACCACCTGGATAACTCCTGGTGGGCTTGCCAATAATTGGGTTTTTAAAATTGATAGTGCTGGCTGGGGCGGAATTTCAATTTATGGAATTCAAGTTTATAACGGAGTTGTTGGTTTAGCATCTGATACTGCTGTGGGTGATGCCAATCTTCCGGCCAGCTGGGATATTGGTAAATATGTATGGGATATGACATTAAATGTATTTGTAAAAGATAATGACGCTACACAAATTATTCAACGCAGCTCTATTCTTGGTAATGAATTCGTGCCATCTTTCACAAATATCGCTTATCCTGATGTTGCTATCGGTCTTGCTGAAAGTAAATTAATCACTGGCTTCACTGAATATGTCGGTAATGAAAACGCTCAACTTGTTAGTACAGAAGCCACTAACGTCCAATTTTCTCTAACTTGTGGAGGGGGTCCGGAGCTTGTAGACGCTACAACATTTTACACATACGCATATGGTATGGATGATAATCAAGGGGCGGCTTATCCGCTTCCTGGATGGAGAAGCAGTGAAACTCTTTTCCTGAGTAAATCTTGGAATGATTGGAACACACTTCCAGGAACCCCAGCCGTCTGGACCACTTTCACTTTTCCTAACGATAGCATCAAATTAAAAGTTAAATTAGTTGGCATTCGAACTATTCAACTGTGGATTTCTCACGATACTGCTGGAAACGGAATTTTCACAGAAGAAGTAATGCTTGCTGAAAGTTTATCAGCTGTTGGTAATTACACACTTAACAGAATTAGAGAAGATCAATATCCTCTCCATCCTTACATTTTCGCAAGTGCTGGCAATCACGTAAGTGGTGCCCAGTATTACATGGGAGGTATTACTGACGCAACTGCTATAGTTCAAGAAGGTTTAACATTAGTATCAAATCCTACATATCCCACAGTTAACACACTATTCGATTTGCCAGCTACAGCTCCCCCGTTGCTTGAAGCAATGTTTAAATTTGGGAAGCTTGGGCCAGAAGATATTGACGACCCTCCAGATGCCAATCAAGTCACACCCTATGATGCTCAGCTGAATATTGCCAATATTTGGAATGCTCTTGGTTTTAGCCGTTGTAATACGTTCGCTAATGGCA